TAGTAAATATAAATAAAATGTCCAATGAGCAAATTATGCAAGCCATAGGACAAGATGATGGATCTAGTTCGGGAACTAATATACCTAGACTATCCATTAACAGAACACCAGAGGATGACGATGGTAATCAATTACCAGTTGGTTATTTCTCTACATATGATTCAAGCATTGGCCAAAATGTTTATGGGAAACCTGTAACTTTTAGACCACTTATAAGTGCAATGCAATACATGCATTATGATGCTGATAAATCAGAATATGTAAATAGATCTATTATATTCAAAAGCTGGAAAGAAGAAGCTATTGATATACTTGGTGGAACTAGATGTGGTAAGGTATCATATAAGGATAGATCTTCTCTAACTCCAGAACAGTTAGAGCAACAAAGAACAATACGATGCTACAAACTTGTGTATGGATTGCTATCATTTAAGAATGGTAAGACATCACAAGGTCATGCTCATAATGTAGAAAATCTACCTGTACTTTACAGAGTAACTGGTACATCATATACACCAGTAAGTTCTGCTCTTGAAAGACTAAAAGAAAAAAAGAAATTAATGTTTAATTGTACTTTTTCTTTAGATACTAAAAGACAGAAAAGAGGTGGTAATGTTTTTTATGTTCCAGAGATAGGTGTAAATGCAAATGAAAACTTAGAGTTAACTGATAATGATATGGAAACACTAAAAGTATTTCAACAAGCTATTGATACTGAAAACTCTAGTGTTGTTGATGCTTATAACAAAGCTAAAAATAAATCAGTTAATAGCAATGACAAGATAGATGCTAAGATAGTGGAGGATATAAGCGAAGATTCTCCAGAAGAAATACTAGCATCTTAATTAACAATACACTACTAGGTACTAAATGGAATTAAAAAATATAATTAAGAAAGAATTTAGGCATAGCTTTAGTTCTATTAATAAGTTCAAGCATAATCCTAGTGAATGGCTGGTTCACTATGGATTAGGTTTAAGATCACCTAGTAGTCCAGCCATGGTTAGAGGTAATCTTGCAGAGTTTGGGGCTTACTATAAAATTAAAAGAGGTATGGCACAAAAGAATGACGAACACTTTGAGAAATTAATTACACATAAGTTTAATAAAAATCATTTCTTTGAGCCCTATAAAGAGATATCTAATGCAATAGAGATAGCTAAAAAGTTTGAAGACAAATTATATGAAAGGCAATTAAGAGATATAATTAGTTATCAAAAAGAAAAAGTTGAAAATATTCAAGGTATAAAATACCCAGTTAGATTGTTTACTGATTTTGAATATGACAACTTAATAGTTGATTTAAAGTCAACACTTAGATTACCTACTAAACCTAAGATAGATCATCTTAGACAGCAGGCATTGTACTCTGTACTACATGACAAGCCAATAGCTTTATTGTATGCCTCACCTAAGAAAACATTTTGGTATGATCTTACAAAAGAAGATGTTAAAGAAGGTTACACAGAACTATTAAGAGATTTTAAATCTTTAGAAAACTATATAGATATGTGTAATAACAACATAGAAGATGCTATAAAGATAACACCTTTGAATACAGATCCTAGTCCTTTTTATTGGGATAATAATATTAAAAAAGCTGCCATAAAAGTATGGAAAACTGTAAACAAATAGTGCTAAAAAATTATAGGCTTCCTTGTGAAGGAGATAGAGTTTAGTGGTGAGTAGTTTGAGGGGTCTATTCACCATTGACTCTGTATAAAATATATGATATACTTTATAGTATTTAAAAATAAAACAAAAAAAGATTATAAATTATTTACTAATGTTGTATTTGATAAAGAAGAAGAAGCTAATGAATTTGGTAGAAAAAGTATGAAGAGGGGTTTTGAACATAAGATCCTAGAGTATAATAACGAAAACTATAATAGGTATTGGGATGAAAAATAAAGATAAATTAAGTTTAATTAATTCTGTTAAAGTCATTGTTACTCCATGGCAAAAAGGATTTACTTGTGGTATTATCATGGATAGTAAATCTATAATGACTACAGAAGAATATGAATTATGCTCTACAATAGCTAGGGGTATGATAAAGATGGCAACTACGGATCCTCACTCAACTTTTCTTTGGGGTCTTCGTGGATTTGCTGATGATAAAAACAAAGGTGAGAAAGATATGTCTATTAGTTCTGTTGCAGAATTTGATGATGATTCTAATGTGATTGACTTTCTTGAATTTTTAAAAAACAAAAGAGATAAGGAGTTAAACTAATGGCAACGCACTTAGTAATAGGAGACCCTCATTGTACTCCAAAGGCAAGCAATGACAGATTTTTGTGGGCAGGTAAGTTTGCAAGAGATTTGAAACCAGATACCATAATATGCATGGGAGACTTTGCTAGTATGGATTCACTATCTAGTTATGATAAAGGTAAGAAATCATTTGAAGGTAGAAGATATAAGAAAGATATAGATCATGCTCATGACGCATTAGATAAATTTAATAAAGGTCTCGAAGGAAGACGACTAAGAAAGATCATGTTACTTGGTAATCACGAAGATAGGATAGATAGAACAGTAGATGACATACCAGAACTTGAAGGCACAATTAGCACAGACGACTTTAAATTTGAAAAATTCGGTTGGGAAGTTTACCCATACCAAAAGCCTGTCAATGTTGATGGTGTATATTATTGCCATAACTATCCTACTGGTGTCATGGGTAAGCCTATTAGCGGTGACAATGTTGCTCGTTCTCTCCTCTTAAAAAATAAAGTATCTTCTACTGTAGGCCATATACATACCTTTGATTATGCTATGTGTGCATTACCATCTGGTAGAAAACTAATGGGATTATCGGCAGGATGTTACTTGCATCATAAGGAAAACTATGCTAAAGCTACACAGCAAATGTGGTGGAGTGGTCTTGTAGTTAAACGTAATGTAAGTAAGGGTGAGTATGATTTAGAAATGGTAGAGTATAATACAGTAAGGAGAAAGTATGGTAGAAAGTAAAAGAACATATGTATCTTTAAAAGAACATGGTTCAGATATATCATATGAGAATGAAGTACCATTTGATAATGTAAACTCTCCGTCACATTATATGCATGGTAAAAAAGAAACTATAGATGTTATTCGTGATTGTATGGAGAGTGATGAGTATCATGGATATCTTAAAGGCAATGTCTTGAAATATGTTTCGAGATATAAATTCAAAGGAGAGCCACTAGAAGATTTACAAAAAGCTAGTTGGTATTTAAATAGACTAATAAAGGAGGTCAGTAATGGGAAGAGTTAAGCAGGCAATACTAGAAGTCGATGACTTTGTACACGGATGTTTAAAGGAAGGTAGAACTTTAAATCAAACAGTAAGGGATGCTAGAGAATCTGAATCAGCTAAAGCTAATCCGTATTTAGATGATGCAGAGTTAGTAGAAAATAAATACTACCAATTTAAGGGAGCACAATAATGGATGTAAGCCAACTTCTTATAGATGCTTTGCTATCTAAATATAAAGCACAGATAGATGATGCAACAGCAAAGATATGTGTATACCTACATAACCCTGTAGGTATTGGTGAGCACCCACAATTTACAGAAGAACTAGATAAATTAGTAAACATAGTCTCTACTGCAGAAGAAAATATAGAAACATTAAATAAACATTTTGGAGAAAATAATGGATAAAGAAACACAACCGAAAGCAAAGCAGTATCTTATTGATGCAAAACAATTGCAGGATATAATGAAATACTTAATGGCTAGACCATATGCTGAAGTGTATGCACTAATGCATATAATGACATCACTTCAACTATCAGAGCCTAATGGAGGAAAGGATGTCGACAAAAAATAATGATGATCCTTATACAGGTCTACTATTTGAATTGAAGATTGGTCTCAATGAAAAGAATGCTATAGTAATTGACTATGGTGGTAAGCCTGTTGGTAAGATTAGGGAAGCATTAAGAGGTTTTCCTTATCAAGCTAATCTTTGTGCAGCAATAATTAATCATGCTAACTCGTTAGGTAAAAAATTAGAAAATGATGTTAAACAACTTATACAAAACATTTAGAAAATTATTTTGGCATAACATTTTTATGGAGTATCTAGAAAGATACGCCTCTAATCTTAGTAGCTTTCTCTGGAGAAAGAGATGGGGTGATAGATCTATGTATCAATCAGACCAAAAAAAAAGACACCCAGAGTAATCTCTGTGTGTCTTTGTTGTTACCTGCTGGGGGAGTCTATATGGCTCCCCTTTTTTATTTCTTAGCTATTGTATTTTTATTTATACCTTTTTTTATCATGTAGTTTTGAGTACCATTAGCACCTGTCTCTACTTCTTTCTTTAAATTTCTAAATAGTTCTAATTGTTTTTTATCTCTAGCTTGTTTAACTACATAAGCATTAATTAGTTTTGTATCTCTCATTAACAATTCCAAGCACGAAGTGCCTTATTAATTCTGCTGTTAGGATCTCTTGCTGTCTTAGCTGAAGTAAGTTTCTTTTTCATCCCTTTCATCCTCGCACAGAAGCTAGCACGCCTTTTATTACCAACTTCTTTACTAGGGGCTTTTAGGTTTCCTCCAGTAGATTTATTATAAGATGCACGACCTTTAGCATTCAATCCACCTTTAGGATTCTTACCTTCTTTACGTTGCCATGCGGGTGACTTTGCCATTATACTTTTTTAGATAGTTTTTTATTTATTTTTTTCTGAACACCTTCTGGTAATTTAGAAAAGCCTTTATACTTTTTCTTCATAGCAGTTGGTTTCTTTTTCATTGGTCTTCCTTTTTTACTTCCGTATGTTCCTGTTCCCATTGGCATTATGTATATCTCCTATATTGTTTTGTTTTCTTTGCAATATTTTTCGGTTGTTTCACAAACTGTTTTCCCTTCTTTGTTCCTTGCCGTTTTGCTTTTGTCGTTGCCGCATACTCCGCAGACGATAGACTCTTGATAGCTTTCTCTGGCAAATATCTTTCCCCAGTTTGGGAAGATTTCTTCCCAGATTTCGTTCTCCACTTTTGCTTTCCCCATGCTTTCAAACTCCTTTGACTTTTTGCAAGTGCCATTATTATTTGTAACCTCCACCTGCTTTCTTGTATGCTTTAGCTAGTGCTTGTGCTTTTCTAGCAGACCATTTACCCGCACCTGTACCATGAGAAGCCTGTCCTTTAATTCTATTAAAGATTGTTTTTCTCATACCAGGTTTAGTATAATTGCCAGCTTTATTTACTGTGCTTTTTTTATTTGTCATCATCTTCCTCTAAGTTTTTTAACTTGTAATCGTAGCTGCCTTCTTCGTGTTCATCAGTTATCCATTTAGCTGAGTTTTCTACTGAATATATTTTACTGCTTACTAATCTATTAATTAAGTTTTTGTTTGGGTCAACACCCATAGAAGCATCAAACATTTTAAGTCTATTGTTTGGCTGTATTGCATAGTTTCCATCTTCTAATGCAAGCACATGGCCACATTTATGTTGATCTGGTTTCTCTGCATAACCAAAATTTAATTCATTAAAGTCTCCTGCACACCAATCTATTGTAAATAAGTATTTACCTTTACGTTTTACTTTACGTCTAGATGTGTATTGCATAGTAGCACCAGCTAGTTCATAGAAAGTTGTAACACTTACATTATAACTAAAACAATCCCACATTACTAACTCATCTAATGGTAATTCTTTTACCCCAGGTTTAGCACAGAAAGCTGATATAGGTGCTCTCCACCATAGACCACCATCTTCCATTAAAAAATGAAACATAGGTACTCTGTTTGGAATAGAACTAAAACCAAATACACCTACCTCAAAGTATTTATCGTGTGAATCTTTTTGATCCCTAAGATAGTTACCCCTTACCCAGCATTCTATTACTGGTATGTTGGCATTAAGATACATTAATTAGCAAGGGGATTAGATGAACTAATTCTTATTTCCTCTATTTGTACTTTTAATAATTCTATTTCTTTTTCAAGTATTTTAGTAGCAGTACTATCATGTGTATGATCAAAGTCATGTTCATGTGATGTATCTGCATTTTCTAACTTAGAAACTTTTTCTTCTAGTACAGCTATTGCACTTTCAATATTTGATGTGTCAACTGTTGAGTGTTCCTGTGATTCTAATGCATCTAGTTTAGTTACAATCTCCCCATACTTAACAAACCCACCACCTATTGCGGCAATGACTCCAAGTAATGCAGCTACACCTGCTAATTGTCCTTTAATTTTATCCATTTTTTAATTGCTCCAGTTCTATTAGTATTTGTTTTTTCTTTATATTTATTTTATTTAATTTTTCTCTTACTAAAGTTATAGGATCTGTTGATGTATAACTAGCTAAAGTTGTCTTAGTATATAGCTGTCTTAAATCCTGTATCTGTAATTGATCTAAATAAATATNNTCACTNTTATAGAAGGGTACATTATAAATATCAAGAGATGCTTGATCACTTGCCATAGCATCTAACTTAATAATATTTTTAATTTGTAAATTCTTTGATATATCTTTTATATCTTTATCAACTTTATCCATAATTTTTACTAGGTTGGCTTTGATTGTTTCTTTCGATTGTATACTTTTTTGCTTTGTATTATTTGCATTCTTAACCTTGGCAGTCTTAGTAGTTTTGCTAGTAGGTTTCTCTTCTTTAACTTCTTCTTTTTCATTAGATTCTGTTACTGTTTCTTTTGGCTCTTCTTCTACTACCTCTTCTTCTACTATCTCTTCTTCTATAGCTTCTTCCTCAATAGCTTCTTCTTTCTCTGATGGAGGAGGTAAAAAACTAGTTATAATTTCTTCTGTTTCCTCTATCATTTCTTCTTTTTCAGATGGAGGTGGTAGTAAAGTTAATATAGTTTTTTGTTCTACTACTTCTTCTTCCATTTCCATAACCATTTCTTCTTCTATTTCCATAGACATTTCTTTTTCCATTGGCATCTCTTCTAATANCATTACCATAGGNTCAAAGTATATCTCTTCTTCCATAGGAGGTTCACTAAATGATGGTATAAACTCTTCAAATAATTCTTCTAATTTTACAAATTCTATGTATTCAAACACCTCTTCTATGTTTTCAAATACATCTCCAATCTCTTCTACAATCTCATTATCTAATACAGAATTATCATATGTCATAGTGACAGATATATTATCTATATTTGCACCACCTAATNTTGCGGGTGCATTAGCATCAGTACCAGATATATCTATATTACCTACGTTAGATCCTATGCCATTATATATTAATGTATCTGAAAAATTAGCACCTTCTATGCCTGTAACATCGGTTCTAATATTCGTATTTGATGCAAGTACATTACCATCAGAATCTTTTATAGTTAATTGATTAGTAAATGTATCTGCGTTTCCTTGCCCACCCCAACACCCAGTGACGTTGCACTCACCATTCTGTACTTCAATAGTTGAATTTAATGTTATACCATTATCCAACATATTTTGTGTGATAGTATCTGAACTTAAATCAAAGTCTTGATTAATAGATCCACTATCACCAAACTCTAAATCATAATTGCTAGGAACATTATTTAATTCACAACAATCATTTAATACTTCTACATCACCAGAGGTAGTCCAACCATTGGCATTGCCAGTTTCAAAATTACCATTAGTAATTAAGTTACCAGTTGTTAATTCTTCTGCTTTAACTCCAAAAATAACTAGGGTTAATACTAAAAATGTAACTAACCATTTCATTTAGAAAGCCTATCCATATGTGCATAAATTCTACCAAAAACTTTATCAAGAGATAATAGTTCTTGCTGCATCATGGATACAATTGTTTGAAGTTCTATAAGTGTTATAAGAACCCATGTACTAAGACCCATGAGTATTGTGCCCAACAAAGCAATTAGTGCTGTGTTAGTTTTCCTTGTCATCTTTTCTTCTGTTTCTTAGGTGTAAATAATTTAGCTATTAGCCCAGTTACTTTATCTAATGAACCAAAAAAATTATATATAAATCTATCTATCATCTAGGGTGTTTCCAATCTTTCATTTTATTAGCGTTTTCTAATTTTTTATCTTCTATAGCTTTAGCTTTATCCATAGCTTCTAATTCTGCTGTGATCTTTGCTTGCATCTCTTCATCAGCTATTCTTCTATCTTCCATACGTTTTACATATGTATTATAATCTGGTCTTTCATGGTCATACTTAGACCATAATGCTTGTGCATCTTTACCTATCTTACCATCTATAGGACAAGGTGTACCTGCTTGAATCATTGACTCAAATACTCTTTCATCTTGGCATAGTATAGCTACTGCTGCTACCTTCATACCAAAATCATTAAGTATTCTAGCAAGTTTTAATCTTTCACAGTTTTCATCAATAGCATGTTTACCACCACTAATACCTATACCAAATGTTTGTATACCCATAGATACTCCAACAGCACAAACATCTTGTGTCATACTATTGTATGATGGTGCACTCGCACTAGGGGGTGCTGATTTTGTGTTAGAGTTAGTAGTATTACTTGTAGTACTATTAGAACTAGATCCAGATTGGTAAGTTGTAGTTGCTGATGACGTATAGCCTCCCTCAATTGCAGTGTTTGAGCCTGTGGTATTCGATTGTGTAGATCCAGCCAAAGCAACCGTAGCTGCCATGCATCCAGATAATAGTAGTAATAATATTATTAATGTTATAGGGTTTTTCATATTTTTAATTCTTTGCTTTCTTCATAGCAGCCAAACTTAATATACATACGGTGTGTGTTTATATCATCTGGCCCTATTTCTTGCATTTTTAATAATGATTCTTCGTATCCTTTTATTAAACAATCATACTCAGTATCAAATTGTGTTTCCCATATATGGGGTGGTAAGCATGTCTCTGCTACATAAGAGCAAAGTAAAAATGCTAATGTAAATTTCATCTATATCCTGGTTCTAAAAACAATGTCATCAATATTAGCATTATTATTAGTGTTCCTGTGAAGTAATAATTCATCATTATACCCCATAGTGTTTATTATTTTTTAACTAAAGAACCACCAAAGTATAAGCCTATAATAGCTGCTACTAAGTTAGTATCTAGTGGTGTAATGACTAAACTATTTGAAGATAGTGTTACCCATTTCATTATTTCTTTTTCTGGTAAGAATAAAAATCCAGGTTTAAATTCTAAGTAACCTACAATTACACTTACATCTGGCGATACTAGTGGCATTAGTTTAGGTAATAATACTATAGCGAATACAGCAATTAAAGCTATAATTCTTCTAGTCCATTGAAAACCTACGTTCTCATATTCTCTTGCTTCTTTAAAACCTTTTTGTTGTACATCTGCTCTTTGTAAAAGCATCTTTTGTTCTGCTTGTTTTGCTTTAATGCTTTGTGACCAGATACTCATCACACCACCAAGTACAGTGGATCCTAGCATTGTAATCATTTCAAATGGCATTGTTACTCCTTTGTATTTGATTGGTTTGTTTCTAGTTCTTTTATTTTTTTATTAGCATCATCTAAGTCTTGTGTTAGGTGCTCTAGTTTTTGTAGAGTACGTTTACTAGCACTATCCTTAGACTTACCAGCATCCTGTAACTCAGCAATCTCTTGCTTTAGGATCCTGATCTGCTCTTTGTATTCGTTTATAATATCCTGATATTCAGGGTTAGACATTTAAAATGTATATTATATTATTATAGCACCTAGGACAAAACCTACAACTGCAGAAATGACGCAGTGATAGTGTTTCTCCCATAATTCTTTAACTTTGTTTTTAATGTTTTCCATTTTTTCTCCTATTAATTTAATAAACCTATTAATGTTAATATTGTTGCACCTAAACCACCAAGTATAGCATACAGAACTTTATCTATTTTACTATGTAATTTATCTATATCCTCGTGTATGTGCTTTAGATGATTGTTTTTTATTGTACTTACTTCCCTCTTCAACCCTGTTATATAACCATATAATGCTATAATATGTTCGTTGGTTGTTTTGGGTTGCTTGGCCATCTTATCCCTCGAAGTTGAAACCACGAGTGATAGCCATGTTTCTTAATTTATTTATTCTATCATTGTGTTTCATTGAGTTTGTTTTTTTAATTAACCTATCTAATATAGTTGTATTCATTAGATCTGCTCTGTTTGTAATTCTACTATATATTTGATCAAAGTTTAACCCATAGTTTTTTAATCTATCTATAATATATAGAGGTATAAATCCTTCTTTCATCATGTGTTGTGCACCAGCAGTTAGATATCCGCTAATGTCATCTCTTAAATTTCTTTTTAAACTTGTAGTAACGTATACAACTTTAAGTGCTTCTTTTTCTTCTAGTGAATACGATGCCATAGTTCTTGCAAACCAATCATGGAATGTTCTTCTTACTTCACCTCTACCTCTTTTAAATGGATCTTTAGTTACACTTAGATACCCACCCATTTTATGTGCATCTTTAAACTCTTTAGATGGAGACCAGTATTGCCAGTAACCTGTAGGTAATCCATTATAGTATTGTTCTATATAACCTTGCATAGAACTAGGTGCTATAGCAGAATAAAATCTAACTGCAGCTTCTTTCTTTTCTTCAGCACTATCACTAGCCATAGCTGTTATTAATGCATTGTATGCTGTAGGTATAATACCTCTACCTTTACCTTGTGCAAAACCATTTAAAGGATTTAATCCAAGATAATCTAATGAAGGTACACTTACAAGATCACCAATGTTTACACCTGGTGCTGCTAGTGTAGCTGTTAAATCTATACCTAAAGCTGATGATGGTGCACCATATTTAAATACTTCTGGTAGGCTACTAGTTAATATTGTTTCTGTGAATGATGGTAAGGGTTTACCTGTATATTTTTCTACAGTAGGTGATAATACTCTAAGTATTTTTTCTGCTGATTCGTATCCTATTAAACCAAATACACCTGCAGAAAATACCATCTGTGTCATAAATCCAACTAGACCTGCTACGTTACCACTCTCGCTAGCCTTAGTTACATACTGTGCAAGCTGTGCTAAGTAGTTATGCTGGAATGTTTTAAATAAACCAAATGGTTTACCTAATGCACCTAAGCCTCTAGATCCATAAATACCAGGTTGTTCTAAGTAGTTATACTCAACCATATATTTATTAGTCTGGTATGCAGACATTTCTAATGCTTTATCTTTAGGTGTACCAGCTTCTCTAAAGAAATTGTAAAACATTAATGATGCATTCAATCTACTAACTTGCTCTGCTTTACCTGCAAAATCTTGTAGAGTTATAATCTTTAATAGTTTACCAAAATCAAATACTCTTCTACCTGCTGGATCTTTTATATTACCTGGTAATTGTAACTTAGGTGATAAACCTTTAATATCTGCAGCGGCTTCATTTAAAAACTTTTGATCCACTACACCATTCTTATACATAAATTCTATAACAGTTTTTATTTCTGCATCTGGCATTAGTAAATCTTTAAATGCTTTAATCTGTGCTTTTGCTACTTTACCTTTATCAAATCCAGAATACTGTAAATCAAATAATCTTGGTGCTATCATATGATATGGCTGGAATACTTGAGATAATAAAAATCTCATGTTACCAAATAATAGTTTAGCATTAAGAGTTACTTGGTTTGCACCTCCAAGTATCTTAGTTAAGCCAGATTTACCAATATAATCAGAGCCTAACTCTGACATTTTTTCTATAAATTTATTTCCTGTAAGCTGACCATATGCATTATCTTTTAATGCTTCAGCTACTTTAGCTGCTACTGGATAGTCTTTAGCTATAGTAGTTCTTTTAGTCTTACCTTTACCATCTGATATAACTGTAGCCTCGTTTAATACTTTACCCATTTTATTATTAAATTCTATACGACTTGCTGCCTCTAATCCACCTTGTAAATATTGTAATATAGCAGTTTCAAATTCAGCTGTTTGTCTTGTAGATAAATTTTTTTCAGATAGTGTAGTTATACCTGGTATTTTTTTAATAAAATGTTGTCTTGCATTTAGTTCACTACCTAGATACCCATTTACACCTTGACGTTTTAATGAAAACTTTTTAAAGCCTGTTTGCTTTCTAGCAAAATTCATTGCTTCTTGTGCTTTTAAAAATGAAGCATCTGTTAAATCAAATCGTTTAAACAATTCATTAAAAGCATTAAATGCTTCTGATCCAGCTTTATCTCTATCTCTTTTTATAATCTCTACTACATAATCAGAAGATAATCTTTTTCTATTATTAAATTTTTTACCAGCTAATGTAGCATCTGTTACATCTAGTGCATCATAATCTTCTTTTAAATACTTTAATAGTGCATTAGCTGATGCTTTATTACCTGCACCTGGTGCATCTATTCTGCTGTAACCTTTCTTCTTACCTTTCCATTTATATACTGATACAAAGAAATCACCTTGGAATATGTGAGGTATGTAGTTAGGTACTTTTTCTATTACTTCTAATCCCTCTACTTTATTTTCTTTTACAGCTTTATTATAAACATCTACAACTTTATCTGAGATACCTCTTATCTCTCTATAAATTGTGATCATCTCATCATCAAATTTATATTTAGTCTTTAATTCTTTTTCACTTATTTCGTATTTAAAGCCACCTTCTTTTTTAGGTAAGAATGGATCTCTACCAATCATACTATTTATTTCAGCATCTATTTCTAATTTGTTATCTTCATTTCTAATTTGCTGTAACTCTTCTATTCTTCTTAAATCTGCTTCGGTTAATTCATTTTTAGATTGTCTTCTAGTATTTTCATTTACATCTATTCTAGTAGAATAGTTCTCACCATTTTTCTTAGCTTCTTTAAGTTTTTCTAATTCTATTCTAAATGCAGTATCAACAATTTTTTTAGTTTTAATAGGATCTTTTTGTCTTAGTATACTAAACTTAGTTAATCCACCACCATCACTTCTAATCTTTCTCATACCTACAAGTCTTACAGCTTCAGCTGCACCCTGTAATCTCATTAGATAATCACCTTTACTATCTAGTTTACTTTTGCCTGGTGCAAATACTTTATCTGATGCAAATAAAGGATCATAAGCTATTATTTCAGCTTGAGTTTCTGTCTTTAATTTTTGAATAGCTATCTGGTCATTTATATATTTAACAAGTGGATGATCTATAAACTTAGCAGGAACAATCATACTAGCACCAGTTGTTTGTTGACCTTCTAGCATAGTTAAGAAATCTGGAAAAACTCTATCCTTCATATCTGTATACTTTAAAGATCCTCTAGAGTCATACATGTCTTGTTTAAATAACTCAGGTGCTCTTCTATCAAAACCAAATATAGCTTGATTAAAATTATGATCTGTCCAAACTATCTTACCATATGCAGAATTTTCTAATTCTAAATCTTTAATAAACTTTTCTACTTTTTTTACTTCTTCTGGTGTCTTAATACTTTCTCTAAGATTTTCTGGAGTTGGTAATGGTTCTTTACCTTCTTGAACTCTTTTAGCATTAGCTTCTTCAAATTTAATTGCTTCCTTAGATTCATTTAATATCTTTTTATGTTGTGATATTACAAGATCTACTTCATACATTTTCTCAGCTAGTGCACCTCTAACAGGTTCATCTCTAAGTTTAGTATCTACCTTTTCTAAATTTATTAACTCAGATTCTAATTTCTCTATATTCTGTCTTTGTTGTATAATACCTTTTTCAGTTGGTGCAGGATTATCTTCAAAGTTTTTCTTAGCATCTTTAATATCTATTATCTTTTCGTTAATCTTATCTTTAAGTAATACAGGTTTTTCCTGCATACCTAATAGTTCTTTAGTCTGTATTTCTAAATTAGTTAATTCTCTTTTGATAGGTTTACCTTCAGCCATTGGCCCTAGTATACCTAGTAATCCCCATACTGCAGCAGATGCTAATCTATCATCTTGGTTAGCTTCCCAACCTGCACTTAAATATCCTGTAGATCCTAGCACTGCCATTCTAGGTACTATATTTAATTTATTTGCTACATTTAATATCTTACCAGTACCATAACCATATGCACCAGCTGATGCAATATCAACTAAACTACCATCGTCAATCTCACGAGTAATATCAGTAATAGCTATACCTGCAGGTAACGAACTACCAGCAGATAAAAATCTACCTGTACCTCTAATTGATCTAGCTGTTTTACCTACACCTCTTACAGCTTGTAATGCTTGTCCTGCTTTAGCCGTACCTCTAATAAAAGGATGATATGTTAATACTGTTGGTATTGCCATACCTAAACCATACCAAAACTTTTCACTAAATCCTTCTGGCTTTACAAAATCTTTATTATATTCTGGGCCAAGATCATGTGCAATATCTTTTAAGTAATCTTCAGCATAATCAAATATACTATCTTCAGTAGGTTCAAACCCTAATTTAGTTCTACCCCAATCATAAAATCTGTCTAGACCACCAGGTATACTTCCAATTAATTCTGCACCATGAGATAATCCAGACTTAACACCTGCAAAAAAATAGTTAGGTTTACTTCTAGCTTTCTCTGTTCTAGTAAGTAAATTAGGATCTAGTTCTTCTGGATCACTATTGTATAAATCCATCTTAAAGAAACTATTTTCTGTTACAAGATCACTACCATATCGGTTAGTGTCTATACCAGCTTTAAGATACTCCTTCATCGCAGGATGAAGTTGATCAAACTCTTCCTGATTAATAGTTTGTATGTCCATTAAGTTCCTTTAGAATTAAAGGGATCAAATGTTGTAATAACTTTGTGGGCAGCCATTGATGCTGCAAATAAACCATCTTTTAATAATAAATCACTTAGTTCTTTTCTATTTAATTTTGCAAAATATTCTAACGCAGTTCCACTACCAATTTGATCTGCATATTTAGTTCTAAATAATTTTTCAAAGTTTGAACCAAGGAATTGATTTTTTCCACTTTTCATAGCATTTAAATTTTGATCTAATATACTTTCTGCTGTAGAAGGCTCTACTTGCCAGTATGATCTAGCAACACCTTTTCCATCATCAATTCTCTTAAGACCTTGTTTTTTATATTTGTAACCATCTGATTCAATAAATCCAATTGCACCAAGTATTTCTGTTATCTGATCTTTACTAAAGTTATTGTCTCCATCAAATGCACTTGCAACTAAATCTATTTGTTTAGCTGCATCTGTAGGAATAGCATTATTAGATCCTAAAATTAAATCTGTATTTGCTTTAAGTCTTTTTATCATACTACCTTCTGTTTGATATTTATTACTCCATTGATCAACAAGATAACTTTGATCTATATTTCTAAATTTAAATTTAGCTGATTGGAACATTGGATCTACACCAGATCCTTCAAATACATCTTCAGTTTGAATCTGTGTATCAGTTTTAACATCTTCTTTAGTAGTTGTATCACCACCACTAATACCTACATTAGGTTTACCAAAGTCTTCTTGTATTTTATCTTGAAGTGTTTTTTCTTTTGGTTCCTCTGCTTTAACTGGTACATCTGGTTTTTTCTTAGGTATAATAGTATTAGCTGGTGCTAATTCTTCTACCTTTATTGTATTACCATCTTCTTTTTTATCTTTTTTAATTTGACTAATATCACCATCTGTTAGTTTTTTCTTAGGTGTTGGTTCTAAAGTTTCTACTTGGTTAAATATTTCATCACCTTCATCTGGGAAGAATATATTGTATACTGATAAGAAATCTTTAAATGCTTTATCACCTGCTCTACCTTCTTCAAACATTTCTCTCTTAGGCTCTATCATCTCACCATCTACAAATAAGTTTTCTTTAATTTGATTAACGTAGTTCTGTGTTACTTGGGGTAATAGTTTAACCGAATCTGGGCTATCTATTAATACTTCTAATGGTATATTTTGTGTATTACCATTAGCTAATTCAATTACAACATTACCTGAACCATCTATACTAGGTACATAACCTTCCATAACTTGTGGTAATCCTATTGAATCTGTATTAACATTAGGGAATACTTGATCTCTATTTTCACCAGCCATAAGTGATCCTGCTTGAGTACTATAAGTATTCATTATTTTATGTGAATCTAATACTATAGTATTCAGCTGATCATTATATTGTTTTCTAGTTTCAGCATCTGGTGCTCCAGCAATTGCGTTAGTTAATTCTGCTATTTTATTAGCATTAGCACCACCCATTGTATCAATAGCTTTTGCCATAATTCTAAAGTTTAGATTATTGCTATACATAATTCCATCTGTCGGATCAATATTATTATCATATAATCTTTGATCTATAAACTGTGCTCTTGCTACAGCATCATTTGGAAACTGTGCTTTTGCATTTGCAGTTATAAGATTAACTTGTACAAATTGTAAATTTTTTACACCTGCTTCTGAAGTAGGGTATGTATTTAATATACCAAAACCTTTAGCAGTTAAAGCAGCAACTTTTGTAAGTTCATTTGTAATAGCTTCTGGTGTTGCAACTTCTGCTTCTGCTTCTTTAATATTCATTAATAGTTTATCTGCTTTTGGCATTTTACTTATTTCAGATAATCTAGTTTGATGTAATTCTTTTTCTTGATTAAATCTATCTGCACCACTTATATAAGGATCATATACATCAAACCCTTGACCAGGATTAGATGCCATAAATTTAGCAACATTTAATTTTACTTTATCCATATCTTTATTTTCAAAGATACTTCTATTTTGTAAGAACATAAAATTAGCAAACCTATCTGCTACTTGATCTATACCTAAGCCTTCTTGTGTGCTTAAACCAAATGCATCTGGATTTGCTGCAAGAATATTTGCAATCTCTTTTCTATTTTTAAATGCTGTTTCTGTTATTAAAAATGCATCATTTTCCTTTCTAAGTGCATCATTTGATGCTGTTGCATTTACTACTACATCTTTTTGTGCAGCTTGGTTTAAACCTTCAAATGCACCTATAGTTAAATCTCCTGCAGCACTGTTTGCAAAGTCGCTAAATATTCCCATTCTATTCTCCTAGTTTTGCCATTAAGCCTTTTATATCAGCGGCTTTACTATCTGGCATGTCTAATTCTTGTTGCATTATTTCTTCACTTTCTTTCATATCTAATTTTCTTTCAGCCATATCTTTATAAAAATCTTCATCTCCAGCATCTCCTAAATTAACTTTAGCTGGTACTTTTGCTAGTGATGCTTCACCCGTTATCATCATTGCAACAATTGGCTCTAATAGTTTAGCAACATCAACTGTCCATTTACCTTCTAAAAATCCAGAAAAAGTTATTACTTTAACTAAGGCTTCAACTGGTATGCCCATTCTTAAAAGTGTAAACATTCTTTCCATGTTTTTCTTTTTCATTATACTTTCATAAACATAATCAGCTGCTTCTTCAATTGACGCTGTCTGCGGTGCATGTTCCCATGGATAATTTCCAGGTTCATCAGTTAAAGATTGTCCTGGTATTGGTGCATCAAAAACATTATCTTCAGGTTCAGTATAAGTTCCTGTCTCTTGCATTGTCTGATTTTTAAACTGATCTATTAACTTATCTAATTCCATTATGCTTTATCCTTTGCTATACTTTTATATCTAGACTTTTGGCTATATAAATATCTTACAGTATTTTGTAGTTGTGCATATTTATAAAATGATGCCTCTTGTATATCTCCAAAGCTAGGTTTACCTGCTCTAGATCTTGAAGTACCTATTGGAACTTGTCCACCTAATTGTGTATTGGGATCTCCTAAACTTTCTAATTGACCCATTTCTTTCATATCAGCAGATCTTTCTTTCATATAATCTAAAACAGTTTTAGCACCATCTGCTATAGTTTTAACTGTATCACTACTAAAAAAATCTTTAATCCCCTTACCTATACTTACTAAATCCATAATCCTCCTAATCGTTTATAATTGATATCCCAAACCTACCAAGCAACTGTATTAGTTTAGATGTTTTATTTGCATCTGCTAAATCTAAATCTGTAGATCTTTCTAATGCAGCTATTGCAACATTGTGTGCTCTATTTAATTCACTCTCAGATGAACTATTAACCCAAGCTGCTTCATCTCTCCATTGTTGCCACATAGATGACATAGCAAAGTTAGATAGGTTTAATAAGTTCTGTGCATTTAATTGATTAGTTGCATTAGTAATAGTTGTATTTGCAGTATTAATAGTTCTTCTCCATTCAACATTTGATTGATCAATAACTCTTTGGTTTTGTTGATTAAACTGTTGTCTTTGATTTTCTACTTGTGCATTAAATTGGTTTAATACTTGTGCTCTATCTGCATTAGCTTTGTCTACTGCTATTTGATTATTTGCATTTATACCAGATATCTTATTACCTTCAACAACTGCAAACTGATTCATAGCATCTGATCTTGCAGCGTTTTGTAATTTTATTTGTTGTGATAAATTAGAGTAAAATTGATCTACTTGATTTTTGCTATTAGCATTAAACTGTGCTGCAGCATTTGCGGCTGCTTGATCTGATAGTAAGAATGATTGTCTTACATTTAAATTTTGTAATGATGCTTGTTGTCTATTTGATAGATTAGTCATATCCATTTGGAAATAACTATTAGCATTTGCTATNTTNGCTTGNTGTCTATTACTAAGATTTTGAAATATCATCTGCTTATANGTATCAGCATCTGCTTTTGCTATAGGTATAGAAGCAGTTAATAATCCATCAGCTAGTGCTTCAGCCATCATAGAACTAGAACTTAGTCCACGATCAGCCATAGCAGATTGGGTAGCCTTAGCTACACCTCTTAGGTATGCTGGTAGTGCAGATCCAGTTGATAATGATGTTTCAATATCTTGATTAATTTTTGCTAGTTGTCCTTGTACAGTTGCATTTGGATCTACTGTTCCTGTTGCAGCTACTGCGGGTGCAGTTAAACCTGACATTTGTTCAGCTGTCATAGTTGGAGTTGCTCCAGCTACTTGTGCCGCTGTCATACTTGCAGGTGCAGCAGTAGTTTGTTCTGTTGCTGCCATAGATCCAGGTACAGTCTGTGCAGTTATTGTAGGTACAGTTCCTGGTGTTGGAGTAGCAGCTACAACTTGCCCAGTTAAACCTGGTGTTGCCATTGCCTCATTAGCCTGTACAGTTTGTAATGCAGGAGTTACAACAGTACCTGTAGGTAAAGTTGGGGTATTTAATAACGTATCAATTACAGAAATAACTTTACGACTTCCTGCTTGTTCTGTAGTTGTAGGTTGTAATACACCTTCTGGCAAAGTTGTAGTATTAGGTGCGTCTGTTAATGCCATGTTTATCTATCTCCCTTGTCTATTATATTTTTTGAAGCTACGCTTCTCCTGTTTATTTTTTGATTTCTTATGTACCCTTGGTCGTTTCTTAGGTGTTGGTCTTTCTTCGAATGACTTAAACTTTCGTGCCATTAGCTTTTAGGATTATCAGATCTCACTTTATCGCAATGATCTTTAAATGTTGTGGTACCATTCTTTTGATCCTTATAGATCATTTCCATTTGCTTATCCCAAGACAAGTATTCAGTTCGTCTAGTTGCATCTATAACATTGTTTGCTTCAGCAGCATTACCAGCTGTTTCGTATGATGCTAATTGTTCAGTAGTAGGCTTTGATAATCCACTTACATTCCAAGTGTGAATATAATCTCCTTTTTCATCACTATCATTTTGTAAAATAATGTTTTCTTGTTCAGCTTCCCAAGTTTTTGAGTTTGCTTTTAAATATAATTTTATTTTTGTGTATAATTGTGCCATAATTTTATATAAGTTTTATAACTGTTAAATTTGCGTTATCTTCATTGACCGAAATTGCTTCAGAGGAATAAACATACAGACTTACTGTATCTCCAGCTGATAAAGTTCTTATGCAAGAAATTGCCATAGATACCCAACCATATCCTGAATTTCCAGCTACAGCTGTAGAATTGTAAGTAGCACTATTTCCTGAATTTGCTAATCTTAAAGTTGCATAATCTGATGTTCCACCTAAATCAGTTACCATCGCAAAAGCAGACATATAATAATCTCCTCCTTTGCCACTAGGTACTGTGAAAGTATTTGAAGTAAAAGCATTATCACTATCTACTCTTTCTGTGTTAAGAGTTACCTTTGTCCAACTTGTTGCTGAAATTGATTGTGATGAACCTGTTTTATCTACTGATATTCTTGGAGTGTTAGCACCACCAATACCAGATACGAAATTAGCTTTAGTCATTTTTCTTAATGCTGAAGCAGAGGCATCATGGATTAAAATAGTATCTCCATCCGCAATAGAAGTTTCTGCTGTTTGTCCTGTAATGGATGTTACATCTAAATGCTCATCCGAGACAGCATCATCAGCTATCTGTGCTGCTGTTACAGCATCTGCCCCAAGAGCAGTAGTGTCTACTTCATTTGCGGTTAAGTGTTCAGTTCCTACAACATCATCTG